TCCATGATTTGTCCTCTTTGCGAGATCACGGAGCTTCTTATCCAAAACTTTTCTGGTGTTATCGTCAAAGATTTTGTCATAAGAAATACCAAAGAACAGGGAGGCGTTAACTGCGTGAAAATCTTGCGGCGATGATACCGCAATAATCATCTTTTTAGATCCACTTATATATGCAGTATCCCAGGATTCAGCTTTTGAGAGATCACACTCTGCATAAAGAAACCCTTTATCTGCAACATAGGTTTCTCTAACAATTGGACCTTCGCGAATTGGAATATTGTGTTGATTAAATCCACACCAGAAATGATGTTCTCTACTAGCACAACGTCCAGTATCAGTTCCATGTGGATTCATTGCACTGAGAAGTCTACCAGAATATTCTTTTGCTTTCTCTCCAACTTGAAGATACGTGGAAACTAATTTTACCCATCCACGAATATCTAAAATGGAAGTGAGAATACGTTGATTGAGGGGATGACGCAGTATCGCCTTTTTAAGATGGATTTCATCTGAGGAGATTTCAGCCAAATCTTCACAACCGAGGATGGTAAGTAAGGTTTTAACCTGTTTCGGCGAGTTCGAGTTGAAAGATGCATTCCCGACCATCTTCCTGAGAGAAATCTCCGCCTTAGCAATTTTAGCCGATACCTCGGCGTTCTTTTCTTTGAGCCTTTCTTCATCTCGTTTCTCTCCTGTCATTTCATAGAGAATACAAGGAAAATTAACTGGGAACTCTAGAACATAGTTCCGTTTCGCCCAGTCAGGCATTTCTTCAATCAATGCAATTAGGGCATTTACAGTTGCCCATCCATCTGTTGCATTGTATCTATAATATTGTTCAAGATCATGAGTGTCAGCAAGATCTTTCCAATATTGAACACTCCGAAGAACAAAAGCATTAATGAATGCTAAATCCTTCGGAAGTTCTGAATGCCATGAGTGCATTAAATGCGCTGTGTCCCACACCCAATTGTATAATATAATGCCATGCCTAAGCAAATAAGCATTATCATATTTACCATTCTGTGTGGCTTTTGGTGCAGGAAGTGAAGCAAACTTACGAATCCATAGAAGATTGAATAAAGAATCTGCAGGAATAACAATTGAATGAGTAGTAAGACTAGCGTTAGGCGCCACAAACAAAGCAGTGAAATTAATACAACGAATCGCAGTGTGTTCTTTAAAAGTCTCGATATCCACTGCAATAATAAAGGCTGTTTTATAGAGCTCATAGAATTTCTCAAAGTTAGATGGTGTACCAACGTCCCAACGAAATTCTGTAGGCTCCCGCCATATTTGCGGCGAAGTTAGTTTTGAAATATATCGGGCGATGAGGAATCGTCCATAATTAACAGTGAACAATTGTTTAAGTTCGGGAATAAATACAATCTCAACTCCGTCCCGTTTGAATAAGGAACCGGAATAATCTTTAAGAGAAACAGTCGATTTAACATTTCCTTGTTGTGCGAGAAGTTTCTTAAGAATTTCTTTATTAGTCGATATAACTCCATTGATATCTCGCTTCTTGCAATAAAGAATTAATTCAGTAACTGTATCAACTGATTTAGTATAAACATAACAAGAATGCCCACCGAAGTATGGCTTCAAATGGGCAAGATAATTCTCGTCATTAACTGTGCCGAGAAACAGTTTATTGGACATTTTTACTCAGAAAGTACTTGAGGAGGCTCTTGAGGAATTGCTTCATATTGTTCTTGAAAACTTTCATTTGATAAAGCAAAAATTTGACCCCCAGAAGTTCTAACAATCCAAGCACCTGGACTTACAAGAAAGCTTGAGAATCGAATTGATCTAGTATCTGCTTCAATTTTAAATGTACCATCAAGAATTTTTGCAATTACCCATTTTGGAGGTAGTTCTCTTATAGTCCCATTAAAGTCTTCTAATTGATATGCATCAACTGTTTTATTTCTTAATTGATAGTTCATTGTGAAGCTCCAAAGAATGGGCCGGAATATTTCTACTCCGACCCTTGGTTTAGTTATTCAAACGCAACTGACTTGATTTGCGTAAAGATTTGATCTTTATTGTTCTTATTCACACGAGCAGTTGTGGTGAATAAAGCTTCACAGTTCTGTGCAGCAGCCATAATTGCAGAAAGAGAAGATCCATCAGGCAGTTTAAGACCTGAAGCCAAATCTTTCAGCAGATTCTTAAGTGCTCCTTGTCCAAACTCATTACTGAGTTGGTACATAACTGTGGTTTCATCACCAGGATTCAGCGGTGCATCTACCTTATCGTCAGCCAGTTCCTTTGTCTCAATTGCAGACAACTTTGCGTGGATTGTGACTTCCTTAGGCTTATTCTTTTCGGCGGCCTTGACTTTAGTTTCAAATGTCAACTTTGCCTTATGAACACCTGCGGGATATGGCTTGAATTCAGGCAGATCAGGAAGATCGTCAAGAGTTGCATCAAGCAGTGCATCAACTTCGTTAGTCATGGTAAGTAAGTCCTTAAAAAATAATCAAGTTTAAGTCTTAAATCATTCAATGATCCATCATTTAGTAATTCATAATATGCATCTCCTTCTAAAGTAGTAAAACCAAGTTCAGATCTATGATCAGTTATTCCAGCTATTGAAGTAACTCCTGGTCGAATAATATTAATCAATAGATTGCCAGGTACAGCAAGAATCCAGTTAGCTTCGTTTTGAAATCTTACATCACAAATAACTGCGTAGTTATTGTCTCTATCATTAAGTTCACATCCAAGTCTATGAATCCAAAAATTTTCTGCAATACTTGGAACAAGATTTCTTACAATATCTCGTGTTGCTTCTGTTCCTTCAAATTGAAGAATTGCTCTCGGTGTTACTCCCCAATTTGGATGAATTGTTTCTTTAAGTTTACTATCATAAAACCAATCAGTTGGAATATAGTATTTTATAGTACAATATTGCTTTAGAGCGTCTGCAAAATTTTGTTTGTGTACTTTATTACTTCTATATTCTGATACCCAATCAACAATCATTGCTCCAGCAGTATCTTTACCTGAACCAGCTTTTCCAGCTACTCCAATAATTATTGTCATCTTTAGCTTTTCTTAAGTAGATCTTTCAATGTCATTTTAGCATTTTCTAGTTGAGAAGATTGAGTTGCAGGAGTTTCAGCAATAACTTCCTCAACAATTTTCGTGGATGGAATGAGGCCAGAAAAGATCGGAATCAGCGACGGTTCAGCTAATTTCTCAATCTCAAAATCTGTTCTACTTTTTGTGAGAATAGTATTAGAGTACGTAGATGCAGAATATGCTCTGTGTTTCTTATTTATCACATCCGTATACACTACGTGACTAAAAGCTTTTGCCACCTTAGTGGACATATCTTTTGAGCCAAAGGATGGAACAAGTTTAACTCTATTATCTTCCAAAGTTGCTTCAATTGCATGAAAGATAACTACAAGATTATATTTTGCAGCCTGCCATTCAGATGTGAAGAACTCAGTCCATTTACGAACTGCACCCCAATCATCCCATTCCGGTTTATAATCAACGTCATGCTCTTTTGTTGCATGAGCTAATGCTGATAGTGCGAGCTGAGAACCTGTATCAAATACAACAATGTCTCTATCAGATTCTAGCTTTGTAAAATCTAATTTTGTTCCTGGTTTACCTGACTTTTGACAGATCTTACAATCATAGATTCCATGAGTATCACAAATAAATCCGCGACCTCTATTCTTAAAGAGTTTCAAAAGCGTATCACAGGCGGCGGGGAATACAGCAGAATCTGGGATATCAATTAATTCAACATTTGGCCACCAGACTTTTGGTAGTTTTAAAAGAATGTCTGCATCATTATCTAATGTGAACCACCAGAGTTTATATTTCTCGGCAAGTTTTGATACAAGAGTTGATTTACCTGTACCAGAAAGTCCCATTACACAAACTCTAGTTGTAGATGAAGCTTCTTTATCTTCAAGATTCATACAGTTTTCCTGAGTTGTGCTTCAATAAGATCATGCATTGATACATTAATTTGATATTCAACCTTATCTTCATCAGTATCTGGATTATATTTCGTGGCAAGATATTCAATATCCATTCCACAAGTTTGATAATATTGACATGGACGATAATAATCATAACAACTCTCACCTCGCTGAGGATAGAATTGTGCTTCATCGTATTTTGTAATAAGATCACAATCAAAAATTACATCTTGAATCCAATGTGCACGTTGGAGAAAAGATTTAGGAAAGAAAAAAGGAAATTCCTCCATCGTCGTGGAAGAATAACAGAGATATAACACATCATATGAAGAAAGGTCAGGGAATAAATGGTCTAGTACAATCGAATAACCAATAGCTTGTGCAGAGTTTTTATATTTCTCTGGCGCTTCGGTTCTGTTCTTTGTAGTTTTTCTTTCAAGAACACCGATTTTACCATTTACACAATTAATAAGAACTGCATCAACATGTCCACGATATCTGAATCCGTTTGGAAGATTGATGCAGAATGAGAATTCTATAGCAGGTTTTCCTTCCCACTCCAGAATTACCCAATCTTTTAGGAAACCTGCTTTTCTGGCGTAGTACAACTTCATTAAGCATGCAAGAGCACTGAAGAATGATTTCTTCGCCCTTTCGTCTTCCAGAAGTATATTTAACGGATACTTTGTATATACCTGCCAAAATATTTCCTTCAAATCATACTTATCTGTAAAGATTAGTTGTGTTCCTAATCCTACCGCGTGCCCATAAGCAAACGTAATGCTCTCAATCGTTGAATCTTCTGCTCTTCCTGCATGGAGTTTGTAGAGTTGGTATTTTCTTGGACAGGCGTGGAGGAGATTACCTGAGGAGTAGGAGAGTTGTTTGAGTCTATAATCAACTTCACCGGGAATCTTAACGTATGGTTCTTTGGCTGGCGCCGTAGGGACAACAACATTAAGGAATTCGTCTGCATCCAGCATATAATTTCTTTCTGAGCTTTAGGAGAAATCCAAGGTAAAGGATCTAGAAGAGCTTCTAATTCAACTCTACCTGCTGGATTTATTGACTCAAGCACTTTGAGAAGCTCTATGTAGAGTTCTTTCTCAATTGTACGATATTCGTTATGGGAATAATTAAACTCTGGATAGTACCATGAAAGCCAATCCAGAAGTTCCCAACGATTCCACTGTAATTTCCACGCAAGAATTACAGATGCAGCTTCTTTAGAGATCATCGACGCCAAGATTTTTCAATTTTGCGCCTGTACTCTTAGCTTTTGTAATTGACTGAGTTATGTAAGTATTAGTTTGACGTTCAAGACCAGAAAAGACAATAGCAATTTCTTCTTCAGAAGCAAGAGTTACATTGTCTGGATCTTTACGTAATGCTTCATGAATCTTCTTAAGGAGAATTGGAGTATCTGGGAGTCTATCTTTAACAGATTTTTCCAAAAGAAGAATATCTTGTTGAAGTTCAATAGGTAATGCGGAAGTCATTCTGACAACTCCTCATGAAGTTTACGAGCAAACCAATCTGTGAGAATCATCTTATATTCACTGGTGTTCTTATTGTATGAGCCAGCTTCAATTTGTGAGTATGGAATCCATTTCGCTTTCGGCGGCTCAATCTTCTCTAAATCAATTTCTTCAATCTTTACAAGAACTGCTAAACCACTTGGTGAGTCTCGAACTTTAGTTCCAATAACTTCAGTTCCTCCAGTAAAACCAGTCCAAGTTGATCTCATAAATCTTCCAAATTAAAACGTTTTCGTACAATTTGCAGAGTAAAAGTAATTACAGGACCAGAGCGAGCTAATACAAGTCTCGCATACTGATCCTGTTCAGACAGAAGTAATTTATGTACTAAATCCTTCCACTTTTCTTTCTTTACTGCTTTTATAATTCGTGCATGATAATGACGTGGTGAAGTAACAGAAACTCTCTGGTCTTGTTTTAATCTATTCCAGATCGTTTCATATTGCCGCATATTGAATTACACTGTATTTTAATACAATTCAATATTAGGTGTTCCCCAAATCTCTAAGCCGCTGGGCCTACGAACGTTTACGGTTACCGTGAAACCTTTTGCATCGTATCAGGATACCTAATACCTTAATGTGCAAAAGCTGTAGGACGGTCCTCTGAGATTGGGGAACATAGAAATTATTTGGTAGTTATTAACGAGGATACCAGCCTCGCGTTTCACTCAATCGCTTCCGACGATTAATCCCCTAAGAGATCCTGAGTGAAACTTACAGATTTGCCAACGCTTCAGCCTTATCCTTCGCAGACAGAAGATCCTTAGCCTTCTTCCCAAGGAATTCGAGAACATCAACGAAATCCTCAGATTTATTGCCGGGCGCTTCCATATACATAGAAAGATAGGTGGCGAGCTTTTCCACAACTCCCAGATTGCCAGTCACATCACGGAACTTACGAACAAAGATTTGCGCAGCTTGTGCAACTGCCTCGGCAGACTTCCCAGTAACCGCAGGCATAACCTTGCAATAATCTTCCGCAAATGCATCCCAAGTATCCTTGGAAATGCCAGCTCCACGACGAGAAGCACGATCCATATTTGCAATGAATTCCCAGGTGGCTTGATCCATCGGGAAATTGGCTTGCGAAATGTCTTCCTTTTCATTCACAATCGAACGAATTTGATCCTGATAAACTGCGTTAACAGCTTCTTGAATCAATGCGGCAGACTTGGACGGAACTTCAATTTGATTTCCAGCAGCATCCTTAATTGGATTGCCTTTTTCATCAACTCCAGGCATTGTGCCAGAACACAACTTAGCAATGGTTGAAAGAGAGATGGTGGGAACTACAATTTGAACTGCATCACGCTTGTTCCCGAGTTTATCTTCCTTGAATCGGAATTTGAACTCAGACAGAACAGTACCTTCCTGGACAGTAACTTCAGACATTTTGATTTCCTATTTGTTTCGATGATGAGAGATTTTTTAATCGGACCTCTCGAAAACCGATGCGCGGAGTATGACAGAATCCGGGGTGCGTGTCAACCCCCCTCGGGCGATGAATCTTTAGAGAATATTAATAATTTTCACAAGATCTTTTGGATTCATTATAGCAACTTTGCCGGACATCATATAAGCCGTTCCTTCTGGAATTATTGAAGTAACTCCAAAAAACTCTAAGGACCACTTATTTATTTCTTCTCTAAATCCTTTAGGCCATGGAACTCCTGGAATAACTTCAGAAGGAAGTTCATATTTTGGACGGGTTAATGCCTTTATAATTTTTATTCCAAATAAATTAAGATAATCATCAGTCATTTACACCACCTATGAATAAAGTTAAATAACCTTTCTGAGATTTCCTCAACTTTTTGAACTTTTCCGCATTTCAAGCATTGGTATGTCTTCCACGGTGTTACTAAGTATTGGGAGTTGTTCTGTAATAATATTTGGTTTCCACTGTCCATTTGGCATCCAACCACCTCTCCTATTTTGTTCAAATCTTGCCCACTCCATCATTACATTACTAAAAAATTCTTCAGGACTTCCACTTGTCTCATACATCCAAACTTGTAAGAGTGGATGACAGGTTAGATAGAAGTCTCGAAGATGTACAGGAAGATATAAATCTGCTAGTTTTTGTGCATCTCCATTGGCAAACTTTTTAACAGTTATTTGTTTCATGAGTATGACCTAGTTAAGATTCAATAATTGTCGGTTTCCATCTAGAATCTACTTTCCAAGCTTTGGTTACAGTTCTTTCTACTGCAACAACAAAATCAATAGAAGAGGTGCTTTGCTCATATAAAGCAACCTGTAAAGCTGGATTATAAGATAACCAAGCTTCGTGCAAATGTTGAGGAAGATATTGCTTAGCCAAGAACTCGGCGTCACCAGGGGCAAAACTTTTCATGATTTAGCCTTATAAAGAAGTTGACCATTTGGTAAACGTAAGCTACCAATAAAGAGTTTACATTTCCATAAATCACGTATTGTATATCCAACTGCAAAAATACATCTTGGTCTTATAGAATATCTATGTGCATAAATATGCCACCTTCCATCTTCAAAAATAATGTGAGGTTTATTCTTCAAAATCTCCTTCGCCATACTTACCTTTGAAATACTCTGCTTTCTCGGAAAGTGTGTTTCCCTTAATTCTCTGAGATTGAATTCCTTTAACAAACGTCTCAGGTTCGCAAATAACATAAAGTTCCTCCTTGGCGCGGGTTACAGCAGTATATAACAACTCACGTTGCATCATAACTGCGTGAGATTGATGAAGAATTAAAAATACTTTTCTCCACTCAGAACCCTGTGCTTTGTGGATTGTAATTGCATATCCATGAAGCATTCCATTTACTGCGGCGGCGGAATCAACCACTACTTCTTTTTCTGAATCTGAAAGGAGAATTGTAATCTTATGCGAACATTGGCGGACCCGATCCTCTTTACTTCCTGCGACTTGAGACAAAACAAAATCAACGTCGTCAATTGATCCCTCGTTTTTGTATCCAGGTTCCTCTTTAGTTCCAACTCTGTGGCCCCAATAGTTAAGAT